ACCGTTAGTTTCGTTAGTATCTTGTTGCATATAATATTGAGTAGAAGTAAAGCCTTGAGCTGTACCCATCTGCCCAAAAGTAGCTAGGTACATATTAGCTGTTCTACCTGAAACAGGCATATACGCATCTTTAGCTGCGTTCTTAATGTTTGCTTCCCCGTTTATAGTGCTAAGAGCTGGGGCAACTACATTTCTTTTGTAATACACAGTGTCAGGTTGAGAAGCACTCATCTCCCCACCTAACTGCGTAGTTCTACTCTCAATAAATTGTATCCTGTTATTTTGTGGTATAGTTACATTGTTATTTAATGTGAGCGAAACTGAATAAGTAGACAAGCCATAATCTGTAATGGTGCAAGATACTACATGAGTACCTGGAGGTATGTTTACAGCACCAGCTTTAGTAGCAACTGGTACTAGGTATTTTCCTACCCACTGCGGTGCAGTAGCTGTTAATACAGTAGTATAACTACCAGAGCCGTTTATGTTTATTGTTCTACGTACAGTATCAAGAACTACAGTAGTGCTATTAGACACAGCATTAGTAGAGTTTGCAGTCATCCACTCTCCAAAAGCAGCATGCTCTGAATCGTTTTCTGCTACATTTGCCAAGTATACAAGAGACCCTACACTTACTGGAATATCGTGATCTTCTGCATGAGAGTATAAAGAAGAATCATCACTACTAGTTTGCGTGGAGTATGTAGCTGCAGCACTGCTTTGAGTGCTAGATGTATATGTTAGTGTTTCTGTAGCATTTCGCACATGGGGTAAATATGGATGCCCACGAGTAGGTATAGCTATAGTACCTGTATCTGTGTTATTATCTTCAGATATATCGTCTGGAGCTAACGCTACATAATCAGCATTAGTGCCATCGGATTTTATGGCAAACTTAACATCTTGGTCTTCTTTATTTGAAGATACTGCACTCAATATCTCCCCAGCTGCAGCAGGATTAGTCCTAAAAACTTTTGCATGTGTACCTGTTGTATTACGAAACTTAAATTTATCAGGCTGAGTAGGGGGATCAGGTAGTATATTATCTAGATCAAATAGGTCGTTAATAGAGTTAGCTGTTGTACGGATTTCTACAGAATCACCAGCTGAGAATGTATTGTTAAGATTTCTAGCGGATCCGTCTGCCTGTCTAATTGTAAGCGTGTCTGCATTCCTAGCAGTAACACGCATAATCTCCGTATTAGTAGCAAGAGCTTGAGATGTAACTGTTATGTAGAAATACTCATTTGCACCTAATGTGGGGAATCTACCACCTTCTCCACCTAGTAAAGACAAAGTACCTTGGTTAGCAGAAATGCCTCCTGCTAAAGAACCTTTAGCACTATTGGCTGTTTTTACTAACGAATAGTTTGTCATCTACGACACCGTTACTGTCCACGTAATTGCTAACGTATCATTAGCACCTTTGTTAATTACACTAAAAACTGTACGGCACAACATAGTGCCCCCGCTTGAAGCATTTAAGATAGCTGCTTCGGTCAAAGCACCTGTTCCTTGCCCGTTACCAAATGTAGCAGAATATGTAACTTGCCCACCTGACACTGCAGTACTTGTAAGTGCTTGCCTGTTTGCTTCAGATACAAGTGCAGTATCGCCAACTACAGCTGCTGTAGTACCCGTGCCGATTGCCATATGACTCATAGCAGTGGCAGTAGCATCTTTCATACGTGACGCTATGTACCCTTTACCTGTAGTTACAACTACGTTTTTAATATCACGTTCGTCTTTAACAATCCCTGTTTCATCAACAAGTATTATGTTTAAGCTACCCGTGATTTTAATTTCTTCATCAAACATATACACCTCCATTAAGTGCTAAAGAGCTGCAACGCAAACTCTTTATTCAAAGGAGGAGTTTCGCTAACTAGCCCAGCTGAGTTAAATAGCCCGCCATCTCCTTCAAAGAATGCACCTATCTCATACGTGTTGTCAGATGCACTAATTGAATCTACCACGGGCTTAGTAGTTTGTAAAACTATATTTTGAGAAACTGACACACTGTCTGATGGTGTGTGAGTCGGTAAAATCCTAGTAAAGTCAAACACATCAGTAATAGTAACTGTATCGCCAGCCATTGTAGCTGACACAGAGAATGTAGGGTCATCAGTTACAACAGGTGTTTCTTCTGGGTTAAACCCGACTGTAAACGTTTGTGCATCAGTAAGACTAAAAGTGTCAGCTAATGGCCTACTTACAGAAAGAAACGGAGTGTCAACTATTGGAGCTGTGTCTGCAAGTACAGGAGACACACTAAACACTATGTCTTGTGTTGCAGTTATAGTATCAGCAAATAGAGGTTCTATACTAAATACAGGGTCAGCATCTACTACAGGGAAAGATATTGCAGGTAGATTTTCTACAGGAATAGCTCTGATCCGCATAAGTATTTCGTGGTTTTGCGGCTCTACTTTTGCTCTGTATATTTTAGTTGTAACTATAGGATCAGCAGATAACGCTATCTCACTGTCTTGTGGCTCTGCGTTTAGTGTTATACCGCCACCGTCATATGTAATACCAGCGGTGGGAGCTGCTACGTTAAAAGCCAGCCCACCTTTAGTAGCGGCTTTCAAACGTATATTAGGCATTAGAAATTATCCCGTACTCTAAACTTGATTAGATCATACACAGTTTGTATTGAACCATTAAAATCTATATTTACTTCACCTTCATACATTCCAGCGTCTACGTTAAGAACACCACCAGAAAAATCAAACTGTATCTGACCTGTAGTACCTCCACCAACTTTAGATGTATTTATTGTAGATAAAACAGTAGTTGTATTCTGTTTACGAAACTTTACAGTAACGCTAGTAGTTCCAGCACTAAGATCTATAGCAGACCCAGTATTGTCATCTGTCAAGGTGACAATAATATCAGGTTTAGAATTACCTTTTACTAATCTAATTACATCAGCCATAAATCACCTCAACATCCAAAAGCTACTGGTTTAACACGCAGCGAATTTCTAGCTGCCCCAAGATTAGCTCTAGCTCTTCGCTCTGCAGTTTTATGTAAAAATTGCTTTGCGTGATATGCAGCTAACTCTCTGTCTGACCATGTTCGTTCTGGCAAGATCAATAGGTTCTGTAATGCTCCGTGCATAATAATATTTTCTAGCTCATCAAAAGCCGTAGTATCCATATCTATGGCTGTACGTAACGGCTTAACAGCAATAACCATACGTATTTCGTAGGTTTTAGCATTGTCAGGCGTAGGTGTTACGATAAATGTATCAGCATCAAGTTGTGAGATATACCTTGGAACCCCATAATCAGCAGCCACAAAATCAGGCCATTTAGGGAACCTATCTTGGAAATCTTCTAAAGGTAATGCTGTCATATGATTACCATCAATAGACGCACTCAAAAAAGCATGAACCTCAGTGTTAGTTGGGGGGTCATAGGGGTAATCATACACTCCTGTAGTTAGTGGTATTTTGTTTTGTATATGTCTATAAGCCAGAGTTTTTTCACACGCATCTATAGCAGCATCTCTCACATACTGTTCTATAACAGGTTGTGGACATCCTGGGACACTGGGTGATAACCTTGGCACTAGACTGTCGAATCTTGTTGGCATTAGACAACCTCCTCTTCAGATATTCCACCACCTTCTGTATCAGTGATCTGTCTAGTCTGAGATGAGATACCAAGTGCTTGCGAGAAGGACTGCTGGAAAAGTGCAGCTCTATTTGAGTTAACATGCTCATTATCTATAGACTCCGCTAGAAACACTGTACCATCTACAATAGCAGGAAAGTATGCATCAGGTAGTAATGCTACTGCCTGAGTACCTGTGTAAATAGGAGGTGTTTGTGCGTACTCAATAACTATTTGATGAGCAGCAGGGGCCTTAGGATAAATAAAAAACTTGTTTGGGTTACGGATATTTCTAATCCAGTTTATAGTGCTACCAGCATTATCAGTCATCCAAGCTGGATATGCTTGGTCTAAAACTTCACGGGTTGTTTCTATAATCCCATTGCCACTAACATTATAGTAGACTTCCATCAATCTAATAGAATCGGCGGGAGCTGACTGTACCACTGTGCCAGCAGTACATGTAAGATCCGCCTGCAATGAAAACAAATCAGGTCTAAATATAGCTGTTCTTCTTAAAACCTGATTAGCAAACTTCAGCAACATGGCATCAGTATAACGATACCCTGTCGAATCTGTATCCTGTATTAGATCACGGACTTCCGCTATAACATCATTTAGAATCATCTACCCAAGCCTCATTTTCAGGCGTATCAGGATCATCAGCTATATAATGGCCTTTATCATTTCTAGCTCTGGTCAAACCTTTTGTAGCCTCTTCTTCAAGCTCTTCGGAAACTTTAGGTGTATCATCTACAACTTCTGTCTCCATATTAACCTTAGCCTTACGCCCTTTTTGTTTTTTAGTCATAAACTTTTCTGGAAATGCTTCTTCCTCAGTAACTTCTTCAGTTATTGGATTTGCAGCTAGAATCTCATTCCAACCGTAAATTTCGCCATCTCTAATATTGCGTAGCCATCTTCCACTCATTTCTTTCTCCTTACTGCTTTGACTCGCCTAGCTTTACCAGCTGGCTGTCCAATGCGTTTTTTCTGTGCGATCCTGCTTTTCTTTTCGGATGCACTAAGTTCACTAGATGTTTTGGGAGTCTTAGAACTGACACGCTTGGATGGGCGGCAATATGGAGTACCCCGTTTCTCACCTTTACGTCTGCCACATGCCTTCCCCGTACGAACGTCAATCCACTTCTCCTTGAACCATCGTTTTAATTTTGCTCCCTCTGCTGTTTTTCTGACTGCCATATCAT